GGGAGGGTTTCGCTGACAATGATTCTAGTCAACGCTCCTGTTAGGAGTTGTTCTCAGACATAGTCTGGGAGGGTAGTCACATACTCTGACCGTCAGCGTCTTCGTCACGAAGAGGCCTCGGCCAATCTGACAGTGGGTTGGCACCCACATGGAGACAAGTATGAAACAGCTCGCTTATATCTACATCCCTGATCCGTGGAACAATGGTGTCCAATCGACACCCATTGCTGCCACATACTCTTATGAGAGGCCTCCTTTGGCCCCTTATAATGGTACTACCACAGGGACTCGCTACACGTCGGTTAAGGAGTGCCCTTCACGGGGCACTTCAGTTAAAGTCGACGGGTGGCGTGAGCCAACCATTTTCCGTGGTTACGTAGCCAAAATCTACCCCGATAAGGGGACGTTTGATTACGACTGCGTAATTGCGGGAAAGTTCGGTAGACATACCGGACAGCACTACACTCAACACTCGAATGTGTTGTTTGCAGGTATGGAAGGCACAGCTAGATATCCGATTGATATTGGGGCAGATAACATAGCAAAGCAAAAGTGTTTGGCATCTCTCGATAAAGCTAAACTCCAGCTTGGAGTAATGCTTGCGGAGATGACAACCACGGTTGCGATGCTAACTAAGAATCTCACGACTCTTAGGATCTACCTCAAAGAGGCACTTGCATTCTTGAGAAAAGCTCTAAAGGCTAACTCAAACTACAAGCGTCACATCTATCAAAAGGTGTTGCGAACTAGCCTTACCAAATCAGGTATGAAGAAGATCTCATCCTGGATTGGTAAAGAGGCCGCCAACCGCTGGTTAGAATACCAGTATGGTTGGAGGCCTTTGATGAGTGACATTTATGGTACCGCAACTTTGATTGATGAGCAGGCTAGGCGCCGGCTCACTATCATCGGGAAGGGTACCCACTCATCTGGGGTTAGGCCTACATATACGTTCCCACCTGTAAACAGCGGCATAGTTCTTACTAAGCCAATGCTTACTTCTGGTGCGTATTGTAGGGTTGACTGGGAAGTCTCTAATTCCGTCGCTGCTCAACTTAACCGGTTGGGCTTGACTAACATCCTTGAAATTGGATGGGAATTAGTGCCTTTCAGCTTCGTGATCGACTGGGTAGCTCCCATTGGGGACTACCTTGGAGCTCTTGGAGCTGGTTGGGGACTCACTTTTAAAGGTGGGTCCATAACCCGGTACACTGCCGGTTCCGTTAAGTGTATGTGGACCGCTTATCCTTATATCAAGGGTAAGCCAATCTCATATACTTTGAGAACGAATGCCTGGTTCAGGTATCCGATATCTCAAAGCACTCTCGGTACTACGGTGTATACAAGGAATCCAATATCTGTGACACGTGCCGTAACCGCGTTAGCGTTACTCACACAGCTCAAGTCTGGTAACTTTTCAGGTGCCAGACTGTGAGATAACATGCCTTAGAAAGGACATGAAATGCCAGCTCTACAGAACCTCAGCATCAACGACCGCGTCCCTACGGCCCACGCGTTCGTCCCCCGGGATGTTAAATCCGGGGTCGGACTTGTGGTCGCCAATACCGGCGTACCCGTTGGTGAAGAGCGTCTGACGATTTCTATGAAGAAATCAGGCGCCCGTTACCGCGGTGCAATGCGTCTTGCAGTGCCCGTGGTTGTGAATGAAGTGATCAACGGCGTTACTCGACCTTCGGTCGCACGTACCGCCTACGTCGATGTTTCCGTCAACTTTGACGAAACCTCGACGGAAACCGAACGCACCAATATCATCGGCATGGTTGTCGATGCTCTTGGTACCAGCAAAGTGCTGGTTCACAACGCGTTCGTAAAACTCGAGGGCGTCTATGGTTCGTGAGACCCATATCCTCGCCCTCGCGTTTGTCGTCATCCTTGGCTCTTTCTTGAGCGGTTGTCAGTCCTCTGGACTCAAACAATCGTTCACTGCGGAGCTTCCGGTTGACGGCAAGATCACTTTCTCCAACTAATTCTGGTTGGAGGTTCACAGCCATTGAGGAGTCTACCTATGGCAAACTTCTCCAAAGCGACGTATAAGCGGAAGCTTAAGTCGCGTAGGAGCCCTCGAGCTCATCGTGCTCTTCTCCCAGCCTCTGTCAGTGACATTGTGATCACTGAGATGCTGAGAGCCTTTGCTTCCGCAAGTCTTCCTAACGGAACGGAAGTCGGGCTTGCCCGGCTTCAATACCTGAAAGAAAACGTGTGGACAAAATATTCTGATCCCCTACCCGGGGAGGAATACTTTGACGCAAAGGTCCGTAAGGCCCTCGCCATTGAGAAATGGCAAAAGGCTGAAGAACGGAATGCGAACACCAACTGTCGCCTTCAAAGCGGCCAACAAGTTGTCTTCAAAACGCAACGTGTTGATGGTGTACGAACACGTACATTCTCCTCGAGCATGGTTATCCACCATGCTCGCGGAATTGTCAAGAGTGTTCTCGGCCACTTACCACCAGATTTTATATCTAGGGACACCTTCGGGTGTCCTTTTAACGGTAAGTTCACAAACGGCGCATCGACGCGTGTCAAACGCACACCGATAGCCGTGGCAGAGAAATTCGAGGGAAGGCCACACGCAACCGCGCAGGCTGCCTTGTCGTGGCCCGTTTTAGCTTTCGCTAATCCGGGCTGGGGACGATTGAACCCAGTAGGGTTTGACTCGGAGGTAGTCGATGGTTCCGTGATGTTCACAGTACCAAAGAATTCGAGAATTGACCGGGTGGCTTGTAAAGAGCCTGAGGTCAATGCATATCTCCAACGCGCTTACGGGATCTTCATTCGAACAAGATTGAAGAGATTCGGTATAGATCTTCAAGATCAAACCCGCAATCAGTTCCTTTCGCGCATAGCGATACATCGTGGTCTCGCGACCGTTGATCTATCGTCGGCTTCGGATACCATTTCTCGGGAGCTCGTAAAGAGCTTACTTCCCGAGGCGTGGTACTCAGCACTTGACAGCATTCGCTGTCATAGTGTTGAGATTCCTGGCCGTGGCTTTCGCCATAACTTGGAGATGTTCTCGAGCATGGGT